TCTTTAGAAGTTTCTATTACGGGCAGTTCAAAATCTTCTTTACCGAGATCAGTCTCTTCCTCTACTTCTAATTGTTCTGCATTTTCTTCAATCATAGTCTTTCATATCCTCTTGGGTCATCGATCACAGCTTCTACGCTGTCATCATTAATTAAACGAAGTTCTTTACCATGAATTCTGAAACGAGTACCTGTATAGGTACGCATTAAGATAAAATCTCCTTCACTACACCAAGGACCACTGGGAAAACGCTTTTGATCTTTGTAACAATCAGGACCCATCTTTAGAACAAAACCAACAATAGTAGCAACGGATTCAGCGTACCTTGTTTCTTCGGCTTTGATAATGCCACCTTCAGTGGCTTCTTCTACGTCAGGGAGTGCGATCAATATCTTGTAACCAGAAGGTTCTGGCATTTGCGTAGATGTCTGAGATTCTTGATCGGTATCAATCTCAGCTACGTTGGTTTCAGATGTCATAAGTCATCCTGTTGTTGCACAAAATTATGGGTTTTGCGTTCCCAGTCAAAAACAATAATATCTGAGAAATAATTTATTTCAACTATTTTCTATTATTTCAAAGACTTCTTTAAATTCTCTTTCGGCTAAATTAAGACCTTCAATGACTCCAGTCAGTCTTTTAAAAGCGTTGTAATCTTCAACAGTGCCTTCTGCGAGATGCTCCTTAATTCTTTCTTTCTCATCATTAATTCGTCTAAGAAAAGCATCTTTAAAACTACTTCCTAGGAGGTCTGCCATCTTTCTGCTCTTTATCTTTATCCATTAGCTTTTCAGCTATTCTCACGCCAACATCAGCACCTTTCGCTTGTTGCTTGGCGGAAAGTTCCTTGTCAGCTATCTGTGCATCGACAATGGTTTCCATTATATCAGCACCAATCTTAGCTCCCGCAATTTTTTCTTGCGATTTAATTCTCTTTACTTCCAGTTGGTCCTTGCGTAATTCACGTTCCGTAGTGGCTTCCTGCTTCATTACATCTGCCTGTGTCTTTCTATCGACATCTTTTTCTTTGATATCGAGTTCACGCAGCTTGGCTTGAACTAACGGGTCTTCCAATTCTTCTTGGATACGTTCTTCTTCCGCTTCTTTCTGATGTCTGCTTAACAATCTCTGTGACGCTTCGGCTACCAAGGTTGATAATTGCTTTTCAATATGTTCTGGTAAAGGTTCTCCTACTGGCGGTAGCGGTGTTCCCAGTTCGGCTTCGATCTGTCCTCGGTATAAGAAAGCCAAGTGTTCGGTAACGTGAGCATCCAAGGCAGCTAAAATAGTTGGTCCCATTGGAGAAGCTTCTGCTCGTTGCTTCAATTCGGGGTCTTCTGAAGCCGCTAAATGCACTGTAATGTGAGCTTCATGATCTTGATACTCAAAGGCTTTAACGGGTTCCCCGTTTAATATATTCATATTTTCCGCCACAGGATCAAGTGGCATGATGTCATCATCAGTCGGTACAATCTTATCGGCATCCTGTATGCCCAAGACATCCAGCATCTGACGATGCAGTTCCTGCATGTTGTACATTTGCGGTGCCTGTTGTGCCAACTGTAAAGCAGCCTGATACTGCATAATGCGTTGTCCCATTGTTGCTGCATTCGGATTGGAAACTGGAATCACATCCACCTTATCATCAAAATCTTTTTCTTTAATTTCTTCTCCTGCCTTCACTTCGTAAGGATAAGACGGCTTAGTGAAATCTCGTATAATGTCTGTCAATATCCTAAACTCAATTCGCATGGAAGCGTGTAGTCTTTGCTGAATGGCAGACATGACTTTCATCGTTCTTTCCATAATGGCAAGCGTAGTTCCTACGGGTGCTTCCTGATTCATGTCGTTAATCTTCATATCAGTTAGCGATGCAAATCTTCTTCCCTCGTCAACAATATTTTCAAGGAGTGAATAAAGCACTTGAGATGGTTCCTTATAGGGTAGAAACGCTATATTGTCTCTAATGGCTCCTCCAGGGACATCTACATCCCTGAATTCACCAGGCATGATGGGGGAATCATCACCCTTAATTCTCAGACCTCGTGATTTCAAACCACCAGGCAGATTGGATAGAGTACCTGCATCGACTAACTGACGTAACAAGGAAGTCGCTGATTTAGCCAATCCACCAATAACGTGGATTAAACCAAAACCATAAAAACCAACACCAGGAAGGTATTGGTAATGTACAAAGTGCTGACGAGGCATCGTATCTTCATCGTCTTCGTACCAATTTCGATAGATGGAAAGGATCGTTTTAGAAGATAAATCCAAAGTCACGATGTACGGCAGAGCCACTCCTGTGTCCTCACCCTCTTCATCTTTTTCTTCGTATCCAGGCAAATCCAAATTGACCTGCATTTCCAGTAAAGTGTATCTCGAATCGGCATCATAATTATCGTTATCGCCAGTCAACTCATTGTATTTCTTAACAATTTCATCTATTTCTGGAGAGGGAGAAGGCAATTCAACATCCCTATAAAAACCTTTAACTTGCATTTTTCGGAGATCGTTCTCAGTTTTCTTCATGACATGCGTAGACCTTTCACAAGTAATCAGGTCACTGGTGCCATAACTGACAATAAAATCCTCGGCAGGAACAAACATGGAACAGGGTCTGCCCATGTTGACATCATAATAAACTTTACGGAAAGCCGAACCTGCCAGTGGCAATGACCACAATAGCTTTTCCGTTTCATTGCGATACTCCACCATTTTATTGGTGAGTAGGTAATTCATGTAATTCTGTACCCGATGAGCCTGTTTGGTTTTCTCATCGGTCAATTCCCCGATGATTTCGGTCTTTACAGGACCTGCTGCGGGAAATATCTCAGAAATGGCTTGGGCTTGGAAACGTACTACCGCTTCCGTTAACATGGGGTGAAACACACCACAGGCTCCGACCCAAGGCTCGGTTCGCTCATCGATCTTTAAACCGAGTTGATCTAAACCTTTCATGTAAGTATCTTCCCAATCACCCCGTGATTCTTTATCGCCTTGATAAAGAGGTATCAATTCACCAGACAATTCTTCAAGTACATCATCGGGCAACAATTCCGCTAGGTTGGCATTGAAGCCGAGCATATCGCCTTCTTGGGCAGTGGGATCAAAATCGACTACAACTCCCCCTTCCTCAGTCATAGTGACTTCAATTTCGGGATTCGCTTCGACTGTATCGATCTCTACATCAATAACAGTACTAGTATTATCTAGTCCATTAGCCGATCCAGGACCTATTGATTTTTCTATTGCCATAAATTATTTCTTTGTTTTATCCACACGCCTCACAGGTACTTTTACTGTAGTCCAAGCTTCGTCAACATCAGGAGTGGATTTATCATCTCCCTTGTAACGCCCTTTAACAGTACGAGCACGAACTCGCTTAGTCGTTGTTTTAGGTTCAGCCTTTTTCACGGCTGAAACTTTTCTTTTTGTCTTAGTTACTTTTGGTTTTTCATAACTTGAAAAAGCCCATGAAATACCAGTTCTAATATTTTCTTTTACTTTATTCCAAATAGACATATCCTACTCCTATTAACTTTTTTAACCTTTAGACTTACGAGCTTTACGTTCTGCTTTTCTTCTTGCTCTATTCCGTTTCATGCGTGATCCTATTCTGGATGTGATTTTTCCACCTACATTAACTGGACCCTTAGTTGGTAAAGTTCCTCTAGCTGCTCTAACTCCTGTTCCAATAACATTAATAGCTCCTCCCAGAGGAGTTCGATTAATTGCATCACTGGCTATACCTTGGGGTAAGTTTCTAGCTGCTTGCTTTAATATAGGACCTACTTTCCCTCCTTGTGGACCTGTTCCTACTGGTGGGACATAGCCTCCGCCTTGAACATAAAGTGTTTTTTTTCTGCGGTTATCCATCACCGCACCACAGCCTCCATGATGCCGTCTTATCGGTCTCTTAGGTTTAGTATATTTACTAGCCATTAAATCTTACCCCCACCATATTTCCGCTTTACGGAATCATTATAGTTCTCATGGTTAGCCATTACAGCAGGTGTATAACCCCGCCTGTTCTGGGTACTTCCGCCCATTTTTCTACCAAATCTTTTGCCGTACTTTTCGGTTTCTGCTTTTAAAGCCATCTCTCCCTTCTTTGTTGCCTTAGGACTTCTTTGCTTTTTTTTCTTTTTCTTATCACGACCTTCTAAGGCTCGTTCAACCGCCTTGGTTATTAGCTTGGAAGTATTAGCCATAACTATTTCTGGGAAATAGGCTTCTTACGATCTTCTTTCTTGGTCTTACTATTCCATTGAAAGGGACCGAAATAAGGTTCTTTGGCTTTATACTTACCGCTTTTCTTAACTATTACCATGTTTTACTCCTAATAATATTCTGCTTTTCTAACATAAAAAGGTTCCTCTTCCTCATCGCTATGAAGGCTGATAAACCCACCTTGTCTGTATCTCAACAATGCTTGTGTGGCACTGTCCACCAAGTCATCATGGGCTCCGTTTGGAAATACAGCAAACTGTTCGACCACTTCTTCTGCCCATCGGGTCGGAGGTGCCCACACCATTCCTGAAGCAAACAGGTCTGAAACCGCATTCACCCTAGAAATCTTGTCGTTACCTCGACTGGGGGTGAATTCCGATACGGGTATCCCCATCTGCCTGAGTTCAAAGATCAAGGGTGATCCTGCTGCTTTAGCCTCCACAATAAATGCGTCAGGCTTAAATTCTTGATACAGTTCAAAAGCACGTTGTTTCAAGCTGGGAAACTCCAAACGCTCTTGATACGCATCCAATAAGATAATGTGACTCTTTTCGACTCCGTCTTCGGGATCAATCCAAGGAAAAACTCCCCACGTTGTACACGCTGAGTAATCAGCCCGTTCCGTCTTGAGGAAAGCCGTGTCCCAAGATTGAATAATAAATTCACATTCGGGTGGTTTCTTGTGTTCCCATTCTTTCCACCACTCCCGCTTTACCAATGCACCTTCTTCTGCTGAAGGGTCCTGTTGGTACTGAGCCGACCATTTCGAGATGGGCAGTTCAGCTTTTAATGATTCGAGTTCTTCAATACTCCAAAATTCTTCCCACAATGGGTTCCCTGAAGGTAAAATTGCAGGTAATTCAATGACTTCCCAATCTTCTGAACCATGTCTTTCGATGGAAGATTTAAGTATTTGTCCTGTTAGGTCTCGCTGGTGCCATCTTGTCATTACCAGAATGATTGCTCCTCCTGGTTGCAGCCTCTGCCGAGGTCCTGAGGTATACCATTCGTGAGTTCGGTCAAATACATGCGGATCAGCACTCGATCCCTCCTGCTCTGAGTGTGGATCGTCAATGATGAGCAAATCCGCACCTTTACCTGTGACCGCACCGCCTACCCCTATCGCAAAATACTCACCACCTTGGCTGGTATTCCAC